CAACAAGCGGGCTTTGGCTTCCCCACCAACGGCCTCTGCCCATTTCCCCACCAGATCAAGCAATGCAAATTGCTTGGCCAACAGAGCGTTGTCTTCAGGGGGTGGGGCTACGGTCGCCACGGTCACCTCATCGGTGATGATGTCAAAGTCATCGAACACTGTGTCAAAGATGAAGTCACGAAGCGCGGGGCAAGTTGCTTTGGCTTTGCACCAGTGGCATTGCTTCGCCCCTGGGTTGAGAGGGGCGTCAACGTCTGTTGCTGCCACCGCAGCTGGCTTAACACAGCTCCCGAAGTCCAGCAGGTCAGCCAAAGAGATGACGTGCTCACTGGTGTGCTGCAGACGTGGTTGGTGGATGGTCAGGCGCACTGTCTCAATGTCATAAAACAAGTTCACCAGTTCGTAGGCGCCCAGAGCGTAAAGCATTAGCTGCTCGTTGTCCCCTGCGTCCACCCGCACCCCTCTGCCGTATTTCAGATCGTCAACGTTAAGCTCTTTCCGATCGGGGAACACCACGATCGCGTCACTGGTGCCGAAGCTATCTGGCTCACCGGAATAGACGGAGAAGTCTACCCGTTGCTCAACCATCAACACGCCGCCACCTTTGGTCTTGGAAGTGATCGCGTCAACATACTCCTGAACATAATCGGCCATCTCTTCCGTGACTTCCCACGAGCTAGACGTCTGCTTGTCACGGCTTAAGACTTTGATGATCCGGCCTAGATACGCCGTAGCGTTTAGCCCTTCGTTCAGGCACAGCGCCGCGAGTTCGTGCGCTGCTGTGCCTTCGTCTGCGTATTCAGAGGAGGTGTCAGGGAACCCTGCTTCCTCTCTCACAGAGCCAGGGCAACGCATCCACCGGTGCGCACCACTTGGTGACAAGCGCGAGTGTCCTGTCTGGTCGGTTGGGGTATGTTCCATTGGTTTGGTTTTCTCTAAGCTTCGAGGTGGGATTTGGCCGTTTCAATGAATGGGCCGTATTGCTCTGGCTTCAAGTCACGCCCGTTTGCCGCCCCGAAAGCCGCGAGCACGTTTATCAAAAGGTCTTTGCCTTTTTGTGCCGCCAAGTCAGCTGCAGCATCCGCCACGTTTTTGTAAGAGAACAAAGTCCACCCGCACTCCTCTGCCGTAGCTGCAGGTGCTGCAGGTGCTGCAGGTGCTGCAGGTGCTGCAGGTGCTGCAGGTGCTGCAGGTGCGGGGGTTGCCTTTGCTACTTTAGCAGGCTCTACTGCTTTGACTGGTTGCGCCACCGTTTGCAATTTGTGGGGGGTGGTGCCAATGTTGTTGACGAACTCAACAAGCGCCTCAAGCGTTGGCAAGGTTACAGTGATCTGGTACATTCGTTGTTCCTTTTTGCGAATATGTTTTAGGTTAGCTTTATTCCTAACTCCCTGTGCAATATGCCGCGAGTTTTTAAAGTTGTCAACCCCTTTTGATACGCTAACGCTAAAATTTTTATTCCATCGGTGGCCAACACAAGTAAGCCCTTGACGGCGCATATGGTTTTCCTTTATTCTTTAGCTTAAAGATACTGCTTTGCGCTATTTTGCTGGGGATTCTATGGATAAGTTCAAACAATGGATGCGGGAATCGAGCGCGAGCCAGAAAGCGGCTGTCGCGGATGGCGCTTCGACCTCAATGATCTATCTCTACCAGCTGGCTGCTGGCACGCGCGAAGCAGGTGCTGCCCTGGCGGGTAGGCTTGAGGCCGCTTTCAAGAAATGGGAGCCCAAGCGAGGCATCACCCGTGGTGATCTAAGCTCTGTGTGCTCTGAATGCCCCTACTTCAAGCGTTGCAAAGGAAAGTCTAAATGAGCAATATCCTAGCCTTGGGCATGTGCCCTGACCATTTACGCCAGCTTGGTTCGGGGATCAAGATCAGGGGGCTAGGCCCACTGGTGGCCACAACGCCAGAAGAAGCCGCGCAGCGCAGGGAATCGGATGACCCTATGGATCGTGATCCTTTTGCGGGGGCGTATTCCGCCATTCAAAAAGCCTTTATCCAAGAGATCGTGGAGCTTTTAGAGCTTGATGGCACGGGGGAAGAGCACTGCACCATGTGCGAAGCGGCTAACTACCAAGAGGGTTTGGACACAGTCTGCATCGACAGCGCGTGTGACCAAGAGTTGATGCTAGCCCGGGCCTGCGGCGCTCTGCCCAGTAGCGCGTTGAACTAGATTAAGGGGCTTGACGTTTAGAAAAGCTGCGCATATCTTAGCAGAACTTTGCAACTCTTTGCCTCTCTTGACCAGAAAGATCGGTTTATGTCTGGGCCTAACGCCATCACTGTGTTGTTGTTTATTGGTGAAGTTTCCAAGATAACCAGGTTATCCCGGCGCACTATCCAAAAGTACGTGGATACTGGCCAATTCCCCCCACCCTTCAAAATTGGCAACCGCAACGCTTGGCTTGAGAGCACGGTGCTGGATTGGGTTACCGCGCAGTCTAAAAAGCAACGGGTGCCGGTGTTGACGCCAGGGCTGGCGCCAATCTTGAAGGATGGGGATTCTTATGAGCCATGAAGCTTACCGCTTAGCCCGCGCTCTTGAGCCGCTGGTCTATCGTTGCCGCACTGACGTTACTGCTAGAAAGTCGCGGACGCAAGGCATGGGGAGCATGTTGTGGACTAGGGAGGCCATCACCGCCGGCCGCTTAGCCGCGCATGTTGAGGGGCGCATTGGGCGCGGTGTGTGCCCTATCCGCGAAGGGGAGAGCGTGTGCCAAGTCGCGGTGTTCGATCTTGATGACCACAAGGGTGACACGCCTGTTGATGTGATGCTGGGCACGGCGCGTAAGATCAGTGACCGCTTGTTCTTTGAAGGCCTGCATGCCCACGCTTTCACGTCTTCAGGGGGCAAGGGCATCCACCTCTACCTGATGTGGGATTTGCCCCAAGACGCTTACTCTGTGCGCAGGTTCCTGTTTGATGTACTGGCGGGTTGTGGTTTTAAGAGCGGCACAGGTGGGGTTAACGCTGGGGAGATAGAAGTGTTCCCCAAGCAAGACCAGGTGCCTATGGGCGGCTTTGGCTCGCAGTTTATCCTGCCTCTGTTCAACGCCAGCGTGCCTCTTGATCTAAGCGCAGGGCAGCGCCTAGATCGTGAGGCGGTCTGCCGCGATGACTTCTGGGTAGCGTCTGCACCGGTGCCTGTGCTGACCAAGGTGGTGCGGTTGCCCCGCGCTATCTCTTCCACGGGGGAATGGGTCAAGTACGTGGAGTACATGACGGCGGTTGATCCTGACTGTGGGTATGATGATTGGTTCCGCATTGCTCAAGGGTTGCACTTTGAGAGCGAGGGTTCAGAGGATGCGTTCATGGCGTGGGATGATTGGTCATCTTCAGGGGGCAGCTACCCTGGCACGGAAGCTCTTTACGCTAAATGGCTGTCGATCCGTGGGGATTCTCCTGACCCTGTGACTGGTCAATCCATCATTGTGATCGCGCGCAAGCATAGCTACGGCGGGGATTACGCGGCGGACTTTGACAATGAAGTCGATCTGACTGCGTTTGAACAGCTGACCACTAGGTTTGAGGGTGGGGAGGTGTATGTTGACGCTGGGGCTACGGGGACTGGGGTTGGCGCTGGGGTTGGCGCTGGGGTTGGCGCTGGGGTTGTAGGGGGTGGTGCTAATGTTATCGCGGCGGCCAATGCGGCCAACGCTGCTTCGGCCGCGGCGGCTAGAGTCTTCACCTCATTGCCTAGGGTCAAGCGCAACAAGAACGCGGAGATTGAGGCGGTCAAAGAGAATGTGTTCGCGTTCCTCAACCGTCCTGATCTGACGAAGTGTGACCTGCGCTTTGACGCTTTCCGTGCGGAGATTGTGATGCGCACAGAGAGCGGCTGGCGTGCCTTTGGTGATGACGATTACTTTGAGTTGGCGATGCGGTTGGAGAAGGACTGGGGCTTCCGCTCTATCCCCAAAGAGCTGATCCGTGACGCTGTGTCTATGGTTGCCAATGTGAATCGTTTCGATAGCGCGGTGCATTGGTTGGAGAGCCTACCGGCGTGGGATGGACAGCCTCGCATTGATTCTTTCTTCCCCGTGTACTTGAGCGCGGAAGACAACGCCTACACCCGTTCAGTGGGTTCTTATTTGTGGACGGGCTTGGCGGCAAGGGTGTTGTCCCCTGGTTGCCAGCTTGACATGGTGCCGATTCTGGAAGGGGCGCAGGGCGCGCGCAAAACCTCTGCGGTCAAGGCTCTCGTTCCCACCCCTGAACAATATTGCGTTATTTCTTTTGGGGAAAAAGATGACGATTTAGCCAGGAAAATGCGTGGCCGCTTGGTGGCGGAGATCGGGGAGTTGCGGGGATTGCACACCCGTGAACTCGAAACGATTAAGGAATTTATCACCAGGACGGACGAGCTATGGGTCCCGAAATTCAAAGAGTTCGGCGCCAGCTTTGCTAGGCGTTTAATGTTCATTGGAACCACGAACCAGGATGAGATTCTGGCAGACGAAACGGGCAACCGTAGGTGGCTACCCGTGCACGTTGGGTTGTGTGACGTTGACGCCATCGTGCGGGATCGTGTGCAGTTGTGGGCGGAGGCAAGGCTTAGATACCAACAGAATGGGGTTGAGTTCAAGACGGCAGAAACATTGGCAGCAGCGGTGCACGAACATTACCTTGTGCAAGATTCATGGGGGGATGTTCTTGACGCTTGGCTGTACGCGCCAGGGCTTGATGGGGTGGTTCCTTTCTCGCTTGAGTATCTGCGCATCCACGATGTTTTGAGGGATGTTTTTGCCTTTGATACCAAGCAGGTGAAACGGACAGATGAATTGAGGTTGGGCAAATTGCTTAGGGCGCGGGGGTATAGCAAGCGGGTAAGGCGCATTGAAGGGCGCAACGTGAAAGCATGGGTTAAAGACTAGAGGGGTTAGAGGGCGTTGGAGAGCGGGGGCTTGCGCACGATGCACCATCCCCGCCCGTTGCGTTTAATGCGTTTAGTTTGGTTGCTGCTGTTGTGCCCTTAAGTCTTTCAACATCTTTTCGAGCTGTGCAGCGACAGAACGGGATTCCCCCGCCGCCGTGTCTACCAACCATTGATAAAGATCGGGGGGTAGGCGCAACGAGGTTTGCATCTTAAGGGCTTTGGGTGTTCTAGCCATCGCGCGATCTTTTTGCTTCGGGTTCATAAATTTCTGTTTCAAATTTTGCTACCAACCTTTTTAGATCATTCACTTCCTTTTTTAGGTCGTCCACTTCATCCAGCAAGGCATCCTGATTTTCCTTTAAATCTTCATGTTCTTGCAGTAGGTGCGCCAATGTATCCACGAGGTCACTAAGATGGATCGGGCGGTGCCCCGCCATCAAGATTCGGTCGTCTTCATGGGGTATGTGCAACAGGTTCAGCGTGTTTTCGCATAGGTCATGTAATACGGTCATTGTCTTGTCTTTCTATGGTTAGGGATTAGGGCTATAACCATTGCAAACGGTATTTAAAACAGTTGTGCGTTAAGGTTTTACGCGTGCGCTTAGGCTTAGAATCGCGCCACCAGCTGTAGGTGGCCGCATGTTGTGTTTCCTCTTTGTCGTAATAGATGGCAACATCCATTAATTTAGCCCGCTGCTTTTCAGGGTAATATTGAAGCGTTGCAGCGTCGGTTGTGGGTACGTGTTTGGCGTAAAGTGTTGGCATTGTCTTGTCTTTCTATGGTTAGGCGTTGTGGGTAGGGATAAAACTTTGTTCATGGGCGGCCAACATGGTGGGGGTTAACGCCCCTTTCAACGCCGCGTCCACCAGGTGCAGGCCAATGCTTTGGCAACCAAACAAAGTGATTGCCTCTGCCAAACGGCTTTGGATAGCCGTGTACTCTGCGGCCTTGTTGATGGAATTTTTAAAAGCTGTTGCGTTGCGCATGGTGGTCGTCCTTGGTTTAGGGATTAGGGGTTGGGTTTAGGTTTAATGGTTGCGTATTGGTACCATAACCAAGAATAGTTAACATCCCCTAAAGACTGTTTTTGTCGCTGTTGGCTTGAGGCTCTGGGGGCAATCTGTTGTCGGGGATCACCATGAACGCTGTCATGAAGATGGTGAACATGATGGCCAGACCTAGCGCGAATTGCCAAAGCTTTGGATGGGTGAATTGATCTTGATTTTGCATAGTGGTTAGTCCTTTGTGATGGGGGTTAAAGGGGTCAAACGTCACACCGCGCCCAAACAGAGCCGTCAGGGCAGGTCAAAAGATTGCCAACATCTTCTAAATAATGAGAACGAAACTCTACCGCTGCAGCCTCAAAACTGGGGTAATGGCTAAAATCACCAACCCAACCAATAGGATCAAACTCACGATCTTCTAACGTGGCGTCTGCCATTTCGTCATAATAGTTGAATAGCGTTTCGAATTGTTCTCTGGTAATGCCGCTGTACTGCTGTAAATTTTTGCAAAGTAACCACGCTTGGCCAGCACTCAAAATTTCGATGATCATTTTTATTTTTCCTTGTTTTATTTATTGGTTAGAGAGCCTAAGACCTTAAGCCTTATTGATAGCAGTATGGTAGCAAATTGGTACGTTGTCAACTGTAAAATTTTACGTGCTGTTTTTTACGTGCAATTTTTTACGTGTGTTATTTTTTACGTAATACCCTAGTTTGGCGTTTTTGCTTCTCTTCTTTACCCTTCTTTTTGGGCTTAGGGTAGTTTGCGGGATGCCTTATGCACTGCGCGTTTTGGGATAGCACTACCCTTACTACCCTTCTTTTGGTTAAAGTAGATATATATTTGTCCCCGGCTCCCCAAAAAGTTGAATAGCATCTGTGGGGTATTTAATGGGGTTTTTACGGGTAGCAAGGGTAGTTTTCCCCCCTTTTTTGCCGATATGTGGTTGTAATTTATAAGTTTTTTTTGTTACCCTTGGGATGGGTAGTCGGGGGTGGGCGCATACGATTATCTTTTATTGCTATTTACACGCAAAAAGTTTTGTGCTAGGCGCGTTGCCCGCGTCACTGGTGGCCAATTCTCCCCTTGCGTTGGGCATGAGATTGGGTTAGAACAAAACGCAATGGGGGTTGTGCGTATGCTGGTTAAGCGGCAAATTCTGGTTGGTGAAAAGGGCAGGGCAGGCCAAGACCACCATGCGGCACGGTTGAGCGATGAAGAGGTTGAGGAAATGCGAACGTTGTACGAGGATGGGCTAGGAACCTACAGCACGCTGGCAAAGCGTTTTGGCGTGGCTAAGAGCACAGTGGCCTATATTTGCCAATACGCTAGGCGCAACGCCATCCCTCGCACGATCACCGTGGTTGTTAAGCAAGCGGGGCAGGCATGACAAGCGAACAACGCAAACCCGTGTACTACTCGCATGAGCTGTTTGATCGTATCTGCCAGCGCATATCAGAGGGCACCAGCCTAACGGCTATCTGCCGTGAGCCTGGAATGCCAACGCCACCCACGGTGCATCGTTGGATCAGCAACGATCCCGCGTTGGCTGATTGCTACGTGCAAGCGGTTAAGGCTAGGGCGGAATTGATCTTTGATGAAATTCTTGAGATTACCGATGACGCCCGCAACGATTGGATGGAAAAGCAGCTGGAAAACGGCAAAGTGATTGAGGTGCTGAACAAAGAACACGTTCAACGCTCTAAGCTTCGCGTTGACGCACGGAAATGGGTGCTAGGATGCATGAACCCCGCGCAGTATGGAAACTTCACAAGGCAAGAGCTAACAGGCCGTGACGGTGCGCCCCTGCACCCCACGGTGCCAGTTAGCGACGCACAACTAGCCGCCGCGCTTAACGCCTTGGTAAAACCGCCCGCCGCTGAACAGGATGCGGATGTTAGCGACCTCTTTTAGCCCTGAACAAGTCGCGGCATTCACACCCCAACAACGCGCAGAGGCCTTGCGGTTGATCCACTTGCGCGGGGGAATTAAGCCTTGGTATCCATTGCCTGGCCCTCAAACCATGGCCTATCAGAGCCAAGCGGATATTATCGGCTTTGGTGGTGCTGCTGGTGGCGGTAAGACCGATTTGATGTGCGGCAAAATCCTTACGCAGCACCAAGTAGGGATGATCTTAAGGCGCGAGGGAACGCAGCTAACGGGCATTGTGGACCGTCTGACCAGTTTGCTTAAGGGCAGGGATGGTTACAATGGGCAAGAAAAGATTTGGCGGCTCCCTGGCGGCCAGCAAATTGAGTTTGGATCGGTGCCCAACCCTGGCGATGAAACGAAATACCAAGGCCGCCCGCATGACTTCCTAGGCTTTGACGAAGCGACCAATTTCTTAGAGGCGACCGTGCGCTTCCTGTTGGGTTGGTTGCGGTCCACTGACCCCAAGCAACGCTGCCAAGCCTTGCTGACGTTCAACCCACCAACAACCGCTGAAGGGCGTTGGATCATTCCGTTCTTTGCCCCTTGGCTTGATCCCCAATACCCTAAGCCCGCCGCTCCAGGTGAGGTGCGCTGGTGCGCGTCTATCAACGGTAAGGATCGCTGGGTGGCCGATAACCGCAGCTTTGTGCTTGATGGTGATGAAATTTGCTATGATTTTGATCCTAAAGCGTACAAGCCAGAGGATGTTATCCTGCCGCTATCTCGCACGTTCATCCCCTCTCGCGTGTCGGACAACCCCCACCTGTTCGGCACTGGCTACATGCGCACGCTGCAGGCCTTGCCTGAACCCTTGCGTTCGCAAATGCTGTATGGTGATTTCCAAGCGGGCATTGAAGACGACCCCTGGCAGGTTATCCCTACCACGTGGGTGCAGTTGGCGATGGATCGATGGAAGGAACCAGCACGCAAAGCTCCGATGCAGTCCGTAGGATGTGACGTGGCGCGTGGGGGTAAGGACAACACGATCATCGCCCGCCTGCATGAGGATAATTGGTTTGATATGCCATTGGTTTACACGGGCGCACAAACCCCTGACGGCCCAGCAATCATGGGGCTAATCATGGCCGCAACACGCGACAACGCGGTGCAGCATATCGATGTAATAGGGGTGGGGGCATCGCCCTATGACTTTTTGAGCAAAGCACGGCAACCCGTGGTAGGTGTGAACGTGAGCGAAGCCGCAGTAGGAACGGATCAATCTGGCCGCCTAAGGTTCAAGAATCAGCGTTCACAGTTGTGGTGGCGCATGCGGGAAGAGTTAGACCCCAACAACAACACTGGCCTGACCCTGCCCCCATCCAAAGAGCTACTTGCAGACCTCACTGCCCCTAAATGGGAATTGAAAGGATCGACAATTTACGTGGAAAGTAGGGAAGAGATTGTCAACCGTATTCGCAGGTCACCAGACTGGGCGACTGCCTACATTCTAGCCCTTATCCGCACGCCTAAAATTCAACATTTAACGGGCATGGGCACGGGTGGGCATTCAACGCCACAAGTCAACTATGATCCGTACGCAAGTTTAGATCACTAAAGAAAGGCGCGAGATATGTGCGGTTTTGTGGATAGCATTGCAGATGCTGTTGGGGGTGGTGGCGGTGGCGGCCTTTTGGGCGGCCTTGTCGGTGGTGTTGTAGGGGCTTTGTTGGGTAGACCCGCGATGCAGCAGCCAGATACCAGTGCATTAGAGGCTAGGGCGCAGGCCAATGCGGACCGCGCTTACCAACAGGCAGACGAAGCTAAGAACAGGGCGAATGCCAAATCCCCGAATGTGCGAAATCTGCTTGCAGAGAACATTCAAGCCGCGTTGGGCGGTTCAAGTTCTACCATGTTGACTGGCCCGCAGGGGGTAGACCCTAAAAAACTTGCACTAGGCCAAAACACCCTCTTGGGGCAATAACGCATGGGTGGTTACACCTCCAGCTTCAAAGAACGTGACGATATGTGGCGCCGCTGGACGGCATTGCAGACGGAACGCGCCAGTTGGGTGGACCATTGGAAAGAAATATCATCGTATATCTTGCCCCGTTCAGGGCAGTTTGTGGTAAGCGATGCCAATAAGGGCACCCGCAAACACAACAACATCTACGATAGCACTGGCACCAGAGCGTTGCGCGTTTTAGCAGCAGGGCTAATGGGCGGCGCGACTTCGCCAGCCCGCCCATGGTTCAGGCTCGCCACCCCCAACACTGACCTTATGGGCAGCGCGGCGGTGCAAGTCTGGCTATCGCAAGTGACCCGCATCTTGTTGGATGTGTTCTCTAAATCCAATACCTACCGCGTGCTACACACCATGTACGAAGAACTTGGTGCATACGGCACCGCTTGCGCCATCGTGGTTGACGACTTCAAAACAGGCATAAGGCTGGTACCACTAACCGCTGGCGAGTATTGCTTGGCGACCGACTTCAACGGGGATGTGACCACGGTATACCGCGAGCTGCAAGTTTCGGTAGGCGCGATGGTTAAAGAATTTGGCTACAGCAACTGTTCGGATGCGGTAAAAAACATGCACAGCAGGGGCAACCTGGATGCATGGGTTAAGATCATCCACGTGATAGAGCCGCGCTATGACCGCAATCCTAACATGAAGGACCAGGCCAACATGCCTTGGCGTTCAGTGTACATGGAAAGCGGGGCGAACCAAAGCAAGTTTCTGCGCGATGGGGGTTTTAACAGCTTCCGCGTGTTGGCTCCCCGCTGGGCGGTAAGCGGTGGGGATATATACGGCAACTCCCCTGGGATGGAAGCATTGGGGGATATTAAACAGCTCCAGCACCAACAGTTGCGCAAAGCGGAAGCCATTGACTATAGCACCAGGCCGCCCCTACAAGCGCCGACAAGCCTTAAGAACCAAGACGTGAGCCGCCTACCTGGTGGCATAACCTACATTGATTCGGCCAGCGCCAGCACTGGTGTGCGCACCATGTTCGAAACAACGCTGAACCTCCAGCACCTGTTGATGGACATTCAAGACGTTAGGCAACGGATCAACCAGACGTTCTACACCGATTTGTTTTTGATGTTGTCGGGGCAAGACGTGGCGCGTATGACCGCGACAGAGGTGGCAGAAAGGCATGAAGAGAAGCTTCTCATGCTAGGCCCCGTGCTAGAACGCCTGCACAACGAGCTACTCGATCCTTTGGTATCCATGACCTTTGAACGGATGATGGAAATAGGGCAGCTGCCCCCGCCCCCTAAGGAATTGGAAGGGGTTGATCTTAATGTTGATTTTGTGTCGATGCTGGCGCAGGCGCAACGCTCTGTCGCCACCAATTCTGTGGATCGCTTTGTCAACAACTTAGGGGCCATCGCCTCTATGAAGCCTAACATCTTGGACAAATTCGATGAAGACAAATGGGCGGACAAATACGCCGATATGTTGGGCATTGATCCTGAAATGATTGTCGCAGAGGACAAGGTTAAAGCCGTGCGTGACGAGCGCGCACAGCAACAGAAGATGGCGCAGCAGGCCGCTATGGCCGAAAGCGCGTCTAAGACGGCTAAGAATTTAGCAACATCACCCACCAACCAGGGCAACGCGCTTACCGATGCGACCGGCGCGTTCAGCGGTTACACTTAGAAAGTTTGAATTATGGCGAATCTTACTATACAAGGCGTTGCGGGGCTATATACACCAAGCACCAACAATCTAGTTGGGCTTCTTGGCGTGGACGGCAAAGAATACCTTATCCCAGTGTCTGCAGCTTTCGCGCCCACACTAGTTGTCGCTGCGCAAACGATCACCACAGCGACCATCAACGGGGGCACCATCAACAACACCACAATTGGCGCGACAACCCGCAACACCATCGCTGGTACCCAACTATCGGTGACAGGAACTGATATATCTGGTACCCCTGGCAACGGTACCGCCAACACAGGTTCGGGGCGTGCGGCTATCGCGGCGGCGGCCACAACCGTCACCGTCACCAACTCACAGGTTGCGGTTGCTGACCACGTCTTAATCCAACCCCGTGCGGTGGGCACGCCTACCAAGTGGGCGGTAGTCACTGCAGCAGGCAGCTTCACAGTTACCGTGGACCTTGCACCTGCTGCTACGTGGCCTTTCGATTTTATTGTCATCAAGAACTAGAAAGAAACAACATGGTAAACATCGCCTACACCCCAGAAGAAACTGCAGACGAGCAAGGCGAAGCTAAAATTGTCAACTCGAAGTATCCTTACGGCACTTCGCTTTATTTGGATGAGGATACTCTAGCCAAAATTGGCATTGCCAAACTGCCAGAAGTAGGAAGTCAACTGCGGATGCAAATTTTGGTTACAGTGACCAGTGTTAGCCAAAGGCAAGAAGCAGACGGTGAAACCTGCCAAAATGTTGAACTTCAGGTCACGGATATGGAAGTCACAGGGACAGAGGGGCAAGCCAATTCTACCGAACAAGCCAATAAACTGTATGGTTCTTAAGTGGTGGGCATAGAAATTTTAAAGTTTCTTATACTCCGCCCATGAGCAGTTACGACCCAACGGATATTCGGGCGACCGAGAAAGTGGAAAGCGATCGTAAAGAGCGCCAACGCCTTACCCAACGCCAAGAAGCCGATGATTTTAAATGGCTTATGTCTGATCCAAGAGGCCGCCGCGTCATGTGGGGACTTCTTGAAACCGCAGGCATCTATCGTTCTAGCTTCACGGGCAATTCGGAAACGTTTTTCCGTGAAGGACAAAGGGTGGTTGGTTTGACTTATCTGAAAAAGATGGTTGAGCATTGCCCTGAAAAATATGCACTAATGACGAAAGAGAATACCAGTGACAGATCAATCGCAGAATAGCGCCGCAATACCCAATGAAGGTGGTTCCCTGCTGGCACCAGGACCCGTGGCCGAAGGGGAAACCTTAGGCACGGTGGAAGGTGCGCAACCTAATGAAGACGGTTCCAACACTGACGCCGTGAAGACGGAAGAAGGTAAGAAAACGCAAGGTGCTCCCGCAGAGTATAAGGAGTTCACGTTGGCCGAAGGGCATAAAGTGGACCCTGAAACAATGGGTGAGTTCAAGACGATTGCTAAAGAGCTAAACCTCAACCAAGAGCAGGCGCAACGCCTGATTGAGCTTGGGGGAAAGATCGCGGATAAAGCCGCAGGTCCAGGTGAAGCGGCGATCGTTGCAAAAGCGAAAAGTATTTGGGGCGAACTTTCTACCGCGGACAAAGAGTTTGGTGGCGATGACCTCGCCGCAAACCTAGCCGCAGCAAAGAAAACCTTGAAGACTTTTGGAACCCCAGAGTTAGGGCAACTGTTGGAAGATTCTGGTTTGGGCAACCATCCTGAAGTCATCCGGCTTTTCTACCGTGTTGGTAAACAGATCAGTGACGACAAAGTTATCCTTTCCGGCTCTAGGGCTTCAGGGGGGCTTTCCGCTGCTGATACGCTTTACGGCACAACCTCCAACAAAACACCTTAAGGAATTAAAAAATGGCACTTTTCCCTAAAGCAGGTGCCGTCACCCTGCTAGACTTTGCGAAGTCAATCGACCCTGACGGCAAAACCTCTACTGTTGTTGAACTGTTGAACCAAACAAACGAAATCCTTACGGATATGGTATTTGTAGAGGGCAACCTTCCTACCGGCCACCGCACCACAATCCGCACTGGATTGCCCACCGCTATCTGGCGGCAGCTTTACGCTGGTGTTCCTGCTTCCAAATCTGTTAGGGCGCAAGTCGATGACGTGTGCGGCATGTTGGAAACCAGAGCAGAGATCGATAAAGACATCGCTGATCTGAATGGCAACACCTCTGAATACCGCCTAAGCGAAGCACAAGCGTTCTTGGAAGCTATGAACCAAGTGTTTTGCCAAACTTTGTGGTACGGTAACTCCGCGATCAACGCAGAACGCTTTACAGGTTTTGCCCCCCGCTATTCTTCCTTGTCCGCGGGCAACAGCACCAACATTATCGACGCCGGTGGCACTGGTTCTAACAACACTTCGGTGTGGTTGATTGTGTGGGGTAAAAACTCCGTGACTGGTATATTCCCTAAAGGGTCTAAAGCTGGGCTTACCCATGAAGACTTGGGGGTGATCGATGCTTTTGACGCGAGCAACAACCGCTACCGGGCGTATGCTGACCGTTGGCAGTGGAAAGGTGCAATCTCATTGCGGGATTGGCGCTATGTCGTGCGCATCGCTAATATCAATGTCACGGATTTGGCCGCGCAAACAGGTACCCAACTTCCTACCGCTGCAACCGCGCTAATAAAAGTGATGATCCGCGCGATGGCGCGTATCCCTTCGATGAATATGGGCACCGCTGTGTTCTACGCCAACCGTACAGTCAAAGAATACTTGGCGATTGCGGCTTTGGATAAGTCCAACAGCGTGCTTAGCATCCAAGACGCGATCAACCAGTTCGGCGCAGTTGGGCCAGGCTCTGTCAACAACGGAACAGTTAGGTTTCAAGGGATTCCGGTCCGCACCAGCGATCAGCTCCTGAACACCGAAGCCCGTGTGGTCTAATCCAAGAACTTTGAAAGGAAACTAAAATGGCATATATTGACAGCCAAGAAGTGTTCTCTGTAGCACAAGCAGTAACCGCCATTGGCGATACTGTATCCACCAACCAACTTGATACTTTGGCCGCCCACGACCAAGGTATTGGGCAAAATGTGACGGTAATTGTGAAGGTCCACACGACTTTCACTTCGGCGGGCGCGCCCACTGTGCAGGCCGTCCTGCAAACCTCCGCCGATAACTCCACTTGGGTAGATGCAGCGATCGGGCCTGCGTTTGCTCTAGCTGCGCTAACGGCGGGGACAACCATCTACAGCCAAGAACTACCCAACGGAGTGCTCAGGCGCTACATACGTGTTGCGTACAGGGTCGCTACTGCGGTGTACACTGCGGGAGCGTTTGATGCCTTTATTGTTAAAGACCCTCAAGTGTACCAATTTGGTGCCTCTGGGTTTGTAGTTCTTTAATCTCTGGTCTTAGAAAGGTAACAATGTTATGGCTAAACATTCCCAAACCGCTACGGAGTTGGAACAGCTGACCCCAGAAGACGTGCTAGACGTGGAAGCACGCATCACGGCAGCGGTAGCCGCCGCTAAAGCGCAGGCGCTAAACGAAGCGCTAGCTTTAGCGGGGGTCAACACCTCCCCTCCCGCCCCGACTACGGGCATCTATGCCACCAATCCTGTGGTGGCAAAAATGGCGCGGGAACAATCCCCTAAAAAGCGGGTTGTCGCTTTGACGGCGGGCTACTACGGCGAGCAACTTCGTGAAGAAGGTGACATCTTCGAGGTGCCCGAAGACGAAGTAAGTTCTTGGTTTGTAAACCATGATGGGCAGGGACTTTTCTAAGACCTAAGCCTGTTGAAAAACCCTAAAGGGCGGTGGTGCAAGCCGCCGCCCTTATTTTTTGAAAGTAGCGTTGCATGGCCAGCGAAGTTGATATTTCCAATTTGGCGCTGTCGCACTTAGGGGATGATGCTACTGTGTCCAGCCTTAGCCCACCTGAAGGTTCGGCGCAGGCGCAACACTGCGCTACTTTCTATCCTATCGCCAGAGACAGCCTACTTGAGCAACATGACTGGGGATTTGCTACTCGCCGTGAAGCATTGGTGGAGTTGTCGATAACCGACCCTACTGGTGAGTGGCAGTTTGCTTACACGTTGCCCAACCTTTGTATCCGCCCGATCGAGATTCACCCGCCCGCTACGTTGGGTGCCACTACCCTCACAAGTTACCCAGGATCGACCTTGGCGGCGACCAACACTTTCCTGAACGCAGGGGCGGCCACAGATTTCACAGTGGAAACAGACGCGAGCGGCAATAAGATTCTGTGGACGAACCAAGAATCCGCCGCCCTTATGTTTTTGGCTAAGGTCTCCGACACCGGCCGTTTCTCCCCCCTGTTCACCGACACTTTGACTTGGTATCTGGCGGCGTATCTGGCGGGGCCGGTGCTAAAAGGTGACGTTGGCCGTGCGGAAGCGAAGGGGTGCATGGCCATAGCGATGCAACTCAAAGGCCAAGCGGTTGCCTCTGACGCCAACCAACGAAGCCGAACCAACGTCACACCCCCAGCGGATTGGATCGCAGGGCGATGACCAACGTGCGCACCCTCTCTAGGTCTTTTGGTGGTGGTGAAGTCACGCCTGAATTTTTTGGTCGACTAGATGACAGTAAATACCAGACAGGGCTGGCGTTGTGCCGCAACTTCCTGATCCTACCCCACGGTCCTGCGGCCAATAGGCCGGGCACTACCTTCGTCAGAGAGGTTAAAGACAGCACCAAGCGCACCACGCTTATCAACTTCACCTATTCGACCACACAAACCTTTGCGATCGAGATGGGCGCTGGGTGGTTTAGGTTCCACACCAACGGCGCGACCCTGCTCGCTGGCTCCCCTACCGCGTGGTCATCCGTGACGGCGTATGTTCTAGGGGATTTGGTAAGCTACCTAGGGGTCAACTACTATTGCGTTTTGGCGCACACCAACCAAACACCCCCCAATGCGACTTACTGGTACGCAATGACTGGGGCGCTGTATGAAATCCCCAACCCATATGTTGAAGCGGACCTGTTCGATATTCATTTCGTGCAGTCGGCGGATGTGGTCACTATCGTGCACCCCAACTACGCGGTCAGGGAACTGCGCCGTCTAGGGGCGGCAAACTGGCAACTGGTCGCAACATCCTTTGTGTCGATACTAGCCGCGCCGACAGGGGTGACAGCTACCCCGACAGGGGCGGGGGCAACGTCTTATTCCTACAAAGTCGCGGCGGTGGACAACACAGGGCTAGAGGAGAGCCTATCAAGCGCGGCGGCCACCTGCACCAACAATCTACTCACCACGGGCAACTATAACACCATAGGTTTTGCTGCAGTGTCAGGGGCAATTCGGTACAATGTGTACAAACAATCTAACGGGCTGTACGGGTACATCGGCCAGACGGATGCGTTGACCTTTAGAGACGACAACATTACCGCAGACTTGTCGAAAACCCCACCGATCGCCAACAACCCCTTCAACGCAGCGGGGGATTACCCTGGGGCGGTGAGTTATTTTGAGCAGCGCCGTACTTTTGGGGGCACAATCAACAAGCCCAGCAACATGTGGATGACCCGCAGCGGCACAGAGAGCAACCTTGCAAACGCAATCCCCACTAACGATAGTGATGCTATCAATTTCAAAGTGTTTGCGCGGGAAGCCAATACCATTCGGCATATCGTTCCTGTGCAGAGTTTGATCCTGCTGACCTCTTCTGCGGAATGGCGAGTAACTTCGGTCAACTCCGATGCGATCACCCCCACCTCAATCTCTGTGCGCCCGATGTCCTATATCGGGGCGAACAATGTTCAACCGGTAATCGTCAACAACAACATCATCTACGCCGCCGCGCGAGGCGGCCACTGGCGGGAACTCGCGTACACCTCCAGCGCAATGGGGTCTTCAGGGTACGTGTCTTCGGACATATCCCTCCGTGCTCCGCATCTATTTGATGGGTACGATATAACCGCGCAGGCCTTCGCCAAAGCCCCTACCCCCATTGTGTGGGGCGTGTCCTCCAGCGGCAAGTTGCTAGGGCTAACCTACGTCCCTGAACAACAGATTGGCGCGGTCCACCAACACGACACTGACGGGGTGTTCGAAGCTGTGACCGTGGTAGCTGAGGGCGCGGAAGATGCGGTGTACGTCATTGTGAAGCGCACCATTAACGGTTCGGTCAAGCGCTATGTTGAGCGGTTCGCCAGCCGCCGGTTCGCGTCACCTGCTGACAGTTTCTTTGTGGACTGTGGGGGCACGTACAACGGCGTTCCTGCCACCACCATATCAGGGCTAACTTGGTTGGAAGGGAAAACAGTCAACATCCTAGCGGACGGTGCGGTGCACCCCCAGCGCGTGGTCACTGGCGGCGCGATCACACTTGACCAAGCGGCGAGTAAGGTGCAGATTGGGCTACCAATCACCGCGGATTTGAAGCTCCTACCTTTGTCTTTCGAGACTGAAGCTTACGGCCAAGGTCGGCAAAAGAACGTCAACAAGATATGGTTGCGGGTCAATGAATCGAGTGGCATCTCTGCAGGGCCGGCTTTCGACCGCCTCGTGCCCGCCAAATTGCGAACCACAGAACTTTACGGTACCCCTGTTGGGCTGCAGACCCGTGAAATTCCTATTGTTCTTAGCCCTGCGTGGGGGGACAGTGGAACTGTTTGCGTTCGTCAGGAAGACCCCTTACCACTCACGATCGTTTCGATGACCTTGGAGGTGGCAATTGGCTCTTAACATCCGGAAAATGGTGGCTTTCGATCTAGGCCAGGTGGTAGACTTGGTGGAAGCATTGACCGATGAAAGCCCTGTCTATAGAGGGAAAAGGTTCAACCGCAAACGTACAACAGACTTTGCGACCCACTTTTGTTTTGGCGGCGCCAACGCTTTCGGGTATGTGGCAGAGACAGAAGCAGAAGAGCTTGTGGGGTTTATCGCGGTGCACGTGGGGGATAGCCCAACTCATGATATTCGCGTGGCTAGGGAGGTGGGGCTTTTTGTGCGCCAAGCATATAGAGGAACCAGTGCAGCGGTGCGCATGATTAAAGCTGCAGAGCAAGAAGTTTTGCGTTATGATGCAGACGAGTTCTGGCTAGGGGTTAGCACAGGCATTGAGCCTGAAAAGACCACGCGCCTTTTCGAGAAACTTGGGTTTGAACGCGCCAGTTGGGGTGTTATGAAAGAGGTGAAGAACAATGTGTGATCCAGCTACCGCAATGATTGGCGTCCAAGCGGCGGGATCGGTGTTCAGCGCGATGGGCGCGCGTAAGGCAGCTGCGGGGCAGAGAGGCGCCTTAAGAGCGCAAGCGGCACTGGACGACATCAACGCAAAAATATCTCTAATGAACGCCGAATCTGAACTGATCGCAGGGCAACGCGATGAGCAAAAGGTGCGGCTCAACACCGCGCAAGTCAAAGGCGCCCAGAAAGCCAGTTTCGCAGCTAGCGGCATCGCGCTTGACGGCGACCCAACTTCTACCGTCAACAACATTCTCACCACCACAGACACCATGGGCGAGATTGACGCCAACACCGTGGCCGCCAACGCCATCCGCAATGCGTGGGGGTACCGCATTGAATCGGTCAACAACACCAACAGAGCGTTGCTGGCGAGAGCGGCAGCAAAAAGCATCAACCCAGATATGGTGATGGCCACCAGTTTGATAGGCTCTGCGTCTTCTCTAGCCAAGAATTATTACTCCCTCGACAAAGCAGGAGCGTTTGGCTAATGGCTGTTAAGGTTCCAAGCTATGATAATTTCTCAACCCGACCTTCAGGGGGCGGCACGCCGGGCTTTAGCGACCCAGGCTTCGGCCGCGCGGCCTCTATCGCGGGCGAGCAACAGCAACGCCTTGGGCAAGCGGTAGAACGGGCGGCGGACACCGCGGTCAGCATAAAAGTTGACGCGCTGGACGAAGTCAATAAGGTGCGCGTTGCGGACGCGGTGAACCAAATGCGTGAACGCGCGATGCAACTCACCTACGATCCTAAAGATGGGTTCCTTAACCTCAAAGGCAACAACGCCTTAGAGCGGCCAGACGGTCGGGCGCTTCCTGACGAATACGGCGGAAGGTTAGACGAAGCGATTGGTAGTATCTCTGGGGGATTAGGGAGCGAAGCCCAGCGGCGGGCGTTCATGGCGCAGGCCAGCAGCTTCAGGTCGAGCTTCACAGGTGACGTGCAGTCGCACATGCTTAAAGAATTTCGGAACTACAGCCAATCTGTGGCCGATGGGGATTTCAAACTCTCGATGCAGGAAGCTGAACTAAACTGGGATAACCCTGACAAAATCGATGCGGCTATCAACGGGGTCAAAGACCTTGAATCCGGCGTAAACTTTGGGGGCATCAAACAGTCGATCTACCAGAAAGCCAAGCTGACGGGAATGAGCGCCAGCGAAGCGCAAGCTGCCATGAACGAAGCGGAAAGTTCTGTTCACGCCAAAGTTGTGCAGTCTGCTCTGGTCAACAACAACCCTACCTACGCAACCGCGTACCTTGACAAGAACAAAGCCAACATGACGGCTTCGGATATTCTTAGGGTGCAAGGGCAGGTCAATCAGAAAATGGACGCGCACCAAGCCATTACCGCTTCCAGCCAAGCAATGAAAGACTACAGCCCGGCGTTCAACCCTACCGACATGGACCGTCTCATCAACATTGTGCAAGGCATGGAAAGCGGCGGCCGGCGGTTTGGCCAAGATGGTAAACCGCTTACCTCTTCCGCTGGGGCTAAGGGCGAGATGCAGGTCATGGACACCACCAATTTTAACCCTGGCTTTGGGGTAGAACCCGCTAAGGACGACAGCCTAGACGAACGGAAGCGCGTAGGCACGGATTACTTGACCGCAATGGTCAAACGTTATGGAGACGCGCCGAAAGCTTTGGCAGCGTACAATGCGGGGCCAGGTACCGTGGACAACGCGATCGCGGCGGCCGAGAAGGCGGGCAACCCTAACGATTGGATGAACCACCTTAAAGAGTTTCAAAGCCCCGCCAGCAATACCGAAACATTAGCGTATGTGGATAAAGGCATGAAGAGTTTCGGAGCGGGCGCCGGCGCGGCCAAACTCCCCACAGAGGCAGAGTTTATCAACACCGCTGTCGAGAAATTAGGCCCCAACCCCCGTTTGGGAGCAGTGGAAGCTACCCGCACGCAAGCGGCAGCGCAGTACAAACTCATAGGAGAAGTGCACAAGCAACGTGGAGACGCGGCGCTTGAGGTCGCGCAACAGGAATTGATTGCCAATGGCGGCAACTTCAACCTGCTCAAGCCTGAAACTGTTAGCAATCTCTCCCGTTATGCGCCCGCAAAATATGATGACGCGATGAAGTTCGCCAAAGCGATTTCGTCAGACAATGTGGTGACCAACATGGCAGAGTATTCCTGGGCCGTTCAACGCCCAGCAGAATTGGCGGCGATGTCAGAGCCTATCTTCCAACAGTTTTTGCGAACGAACTTCGACAAAGGCGATCAAGAAAAGATCATCACGCTGCGGGCGGGGTACCTCACAGGCACCAGTGACGACAGCCCCAAAGCGATCAACAATACTTTGGTCAACAGCACGCTTAACAATAGGCTGGAATCGTTGGGTATCAACCCCAACCCTAAGAAATCAGACGACCCAGACGGCGTGGAAACGGCGCGTATCGGCCAGATTCAAAAATTTGTGAGGGATGAGATTTACGCCCAGCAACAAGCAATAGGGCGCAAGCTCGCGCCAAAAGAAGTGGAGACCGCCATCGACGCCATCTTTGCGAAATCAGTGAATATCCAGAAAACATTATTTGGCTACCAAGAATCAACTATATTGGGGGTTAAATTGGGGCAGAAAAACTTTAAGTTACTTGATATGACTGTAGACGACATTCCTAAGGCGGATGTAGAAAACATCAAAAAGAAGTTCGCTGAACGAACCAATATCCCCCCTACGGACATGGATATTTTGAGATTTTACCGTAAATGGAAGTTAGGTGATGGCTAATCTTGATGAATTTTCGGACAGTTTTTTTAAACAAGAAGAGGCCGCTGCCGCGACTCTGAAACGGAACAGTGCACAGGCTAATCTTGATGAATTTTCGGACAGTTTCTTTAAACAAGAAGAGGCTGCTGCCGCGACCCTAATACGGAACAGTGCGCAGTTGGCGCAGGGCACCAACCCTGACCAAGAGGCGTCTTTCCAATCGCTCGCCAGCGCGACAGGCACCCCGCTTGAGACAGTCAAAGCTTTGCCGGATGTGGTTAAACAGAAGGCCACCTCGATGGCCGTTCCTGCAGACGCTATCGCCAAGGGATACCCAAGTCTCTCTAAGTTTCTAGGCCAGCCCAACAACATGGCGATAGCGCATGATGATGTAGACAATTTGGCCGGCATTGAGAAACTGATAGGTAAGACTTCGGTCAGCGCGTACCGGCCTTCGTGGGGCGAGCGCGTGCATGATTGGATCGGTGAAGCGTTCGGTATGCCCGGCCGCGAGCAGGCGCGAGCCACAATGATTCTGACCGCGCGGGATATGGGTTTGACCCCCGCAGAGTTCAGAGCAAAGACTGGTGGGATGTCTGAAATACCCGATCAGATCGGCAGTAAATTTATCAACAGTGTGAGTTTCGGGCTTATCCCTGACGTGGCGCTCGACCCGCTAACCACGAGCGGGGGCATTGCGGCGGGTGTTGGGGGCTTAGCTGGGTTCCTTGGTGGTCCTGCTGTTGTTGCCTCAAAAGGGCTAACACGGGCGGGGGCGCTTGGCTTCACCAAAGTGGCGGCCACAGACAGTTTTGCGAAAGCTTTGGCGCGTGGCGTGTGGCGGGATGTCATGGTTATGGGCGCTGCCTTTGGGCTAGGGAACATAGGCGAGGCGATTGATTCCCCAGACATAGCAACCGCCGCCACGGAAACGGCGGCTGCGGTGGGGACTGGGATGCTTCTGGGCGTGGTTAACGCTGTTGGGGCGCGGGTGCTGCCCGACAACACTTTCGCGCAGTTTATCGCCCGTGCGGTTGGGGTCAACGCCGCAACCGATGAGATTCAAGGCACCAGTCTTACCGACGAACGCCCCATCGCGCAGAAAGTTTTCGACTACGGGGTCAACACTTTCTTTTCCCTCAAGGGCGCAGGCCGCGTTCAGGGTGGTTGGTTCAAAGACGCGGCCAAAGCTGACCTTGCGGTGCAAGACCACGCCACGATCAGCACCCTATCCGAATTAGCGGCAGCGTCCAAGCTTCGTGGCCGAGACCTAGAAAGTTTCAAAAACTTTGTCACAGACGCAGCGGAGCAGGAAGGGTTGACTGATCTGTTTGTGAATCCTACTGATCTAGCGCAGGCGGGGGTTGACCCACTTCAGATCGCGGTGGCGGTGCCATCTCTGCGGGAACCGCTATTGGCCGCGCTGCAAACAGGTACGGACGTGAAAATCCCCGTGGCTGATTTCGTTTCTCACATTGCTGGCAATGAACTTGGGCAGGCAATGGTCGACCACATGAAAACTGACCCGAATGGCTTCTCCAAAGCCCAAGCGGATAAGTTCACGGCAGAAGAAGGAGAAAGCCTCCGCGCCGATGTGGAGAAACTGCTTACTGAAAAACAAGGTGACGAAGCGTTCAAAGCCTCTCGCCAAGTGGTGTATGACGGGGTGCTTAAACAATTGCAGGAAGCTGGGCGGTTCACCAAGGACGTTAACGAGCCGTACGCAACGCTTCTCTCAAATTTTTATTCGGTGCAGGCTTCAAAACTTGGCGTGACCCCAGAAGAAATGTTCGCTAGGTATCCTGTGTCGGTGAGTTCGGGAAGCGCGTTCGGCAAGGCCAATACCTTAGAAGAGGGAGCGAAGCCAGAAGACCTCAACCAATTGCAGTCTTCTCTAAGCTCTGCGGTATCCACGTTAAAACAAGAGAAGGGCACAGGCCAGCAACTGCTAGGCATCTTGAAAAATACCCCAGGTGTTAAGGCTGAAGAGCTTGCGTGGACGGGGCTTGACACTTTTCTAGCGGGCAAGAAGTCTGTCACCAAGGCAGAGATTGAGAAACACCTAGAAGACAACCAGGTGCAGGTGGAGGAGATCACCCACCGTAGCGGCGACCCTAGCCAAGACTACACACAATTCTCAAAATACACCCTCCCTGGCGGTGAGAATTACCGCGAAGTCTTGATGACCCTACCCCCAAAAGACGGGGAACAGGGCTACAAAAGCTCTCACTTCAAAGAGGCTAATGTTATCGCTCACCTGCGGCTTAATGACCGCGTGGATGCGGATGGCAAGCGGGTTTTGTTCGTTGAGGAATTGCAATCGGACTGGCACCAAGAGGGCCGCAAGAAGGGGTACGGTGCGGGGGAAGCAAGCGTTCCTGACGCCCCATTCAAAAAGAATTGGCACGAGATGGCTTTCCGCCGCGCGGTGCAATTGGCAGTGGAAGAGGGTTACGATAAAGTCGCTTGGACGACAGGGGAGCAACAAGCAGATCGTTATGACCTAAGCAAACAGGTCGAATCCATCACGGTCCCAATGGTGAACGAGGGCAGCCGCTCCGTGCGCATCAAGAGCAAAGAGGGGGATACCACCTTCAACTTGATGGTGGACAACAACGGAGTGGTAGACAGCTCGTACACCGGTGCGCAATTCCGTGGCAAGACCTTAGACGAAGTGGTCGGTAAGGACATGGCCGAAAAGATCATGAAGGCGACCGAACCCACAGAGTTTTCAGGCGAGGGTTTGAAGGTTGGTGGCGCGGGGATGAAAGGGTTCTATGACCAAATTTTACGCAAGTACGCGGACACTTTCGGCAAAAAGTTTGGGGCTAAGGTTGGGGAAACAGAGATACCCACAGAGGAAACAGGCACCAAAGTTCATTCCTTAGAGATCACCCCTGCCATGCGCGATAGCGCGGACAATTTCTCTTTGTTCCAAAAGGTCATCAAGAGACGTGGTTCTTTCAATGTTGAGACCAGCACGATCAATCTTTTCAAGAGCGCTGACCTTTCAACCTTCCTGCATGAGAGCGGTCACTTTTTCTTGGAGACAATGAACAAGATCGCGTTGCTTGAAGACGCGCCTCTTGAAATCAAAGCGGACATGGACACCACGTTGAAGTGGCTTGGGGTTGACAGCTTGGAAGCTTGGAACGCCAAGTCGCTTGAGCAGCAACGCAACGCGCATGAGCAGTTTGCTAGAGGTTTTGAAGCTTTCTTGTTCGAAGGCAAATCCCCAAGCAAAGAGATGGCGGGCGTATTCGCGCGGTTTAGGGATTGGTTGTTGAGTGTCTACAAGAGCGTGAGCGCGTTGCGCGTTGAGTTGAGTGACGACATGAGAGCGGTGTTCGACCGTATGTTGGCCACTGAAAACGAGATCAAAGACATGGAGGCCGAACGCGCTTACGCCCCGTTCTTCAAAAGCGCCGAAGAGGCGGGGATGACGGCGGATGAGTTCAAGGCGTACCACGATTTAGGCCTTGAAGCCACGCAGGAAGCGCAGCACCAGCTCGAAGCCCGTAGTCTGCGGGATATGAAGTTCGCGTCCAATGCTAAGAGCAAGGTGCTCAAGACTCTGCAACGGGAAGTAGCGGCTAAACGCGCGGCGGTAAGACGGGAAGTCACTAAGGAAGTGATGGACGAACCGGTCAACCAGGTACAAACCTTCTTGAAATTTGGTGTTGATCCTGAAACAGGAACACCGGTTGAGGGGGCGCACAAGCTGTCGATCCCTGAACTTGAAGCGTTGTACGGTGACACACCAGCGTACAAGGCCATCACCGACAAGTTGGGTTATGGGAAGTACGGCATGTTGGGGGTTGAGAAGGGTGTGCACCCTGACCAAGTGGCCGAAATGTTTGGCTTCTCTTCCGGCGACCACATGATCCGCACCATACTCGCGGCCGAAGATTCGAAAGTTAAAATCCAAGCTCTGACCGATCAGCGGATGCTGGAGCGGTATGGCGACATCACTTCGCCCGAAGCTCTTTCAAGGGCGGCGGACGAAGCGATACACAATGAGGTACGGATCAAGTTTGTGGCCACGGAGCTGAACGCCCTGCAAAAAGCTATTGGTGGCCGCAAGATACTTGCGGAAGCCGCGCAGAGATACGCCAAAGAGATGATCTCACGCACCCAAGTTCGTGACCTTAGGCCTAGCACCTACACGGCGGCGGAAGCCCGCGCGGCGCGTAACGCTGAAACTCTCCGCGCTAAAGGGGATTTGCAAGGCGCCGCGATTGAAAAGCGCAACCAACTGGTCAACATGTACGCAGCCAAAGCCACCAGAGAGGCGCAGGACTACGTTGAGAAAAGCGTGAAATATCTTAGGAAGTTTGATAAAGACAGCATTCGCAAGTCGGTCAACCATGAGTATGTTGACCTTATCAACACCACGTTAGAACGTTTTTCCCTTAAGACCCAAACGCTCAAAGCCCTCAACAGACAAGCTTCCTTGGTTAAATGGATGGCCGGCCAGAAAGAGCTAGGGCTGGTGCCTGATATTGCGCCCGATCTGCTCAACGAGGCCTACCGCAAGAACTACAAGGATATGTCGGTGGAGGAGCTGCGGGGGCTTGTGGATTCTGTGAAGCAGATAGAGCACATGGGAAGGCTTAAGAACAAACTGCTGACCGCCAAAGACAATAGAGACTTTGCGACCACAGTGAACGGCATCGTCTCGTCTATCCAAGAGAACGCGGGTGGCAGGATCGCAGACAACACCACAAGGGCGGGGACGGGCGCGGCGGCAGAGCGGCTGTTCAACGGGTACCTAGCCTCTCACCGTAAAGTGGCGAGCTTGGCGCGTGAACTTGATGGGTTCAAAGACGGTGGTCCTGTTTGGGAGACATGGGTTCGCGCCATGAACGAAGCGGGAACAAGCGAAGCTTCGCGGCGCTCTACCGCTACCAAGAATGTTGGGGAAATTCTCAATCCGATCATGCATCAAGGTCGAATGGGCGGCAAAGGCTTGTACTTTGAAAGTGTTGGCCGTTCGTTCAACAGAGAAGAGCGCATTGGCCTGGCGCTGAACACAGGGAACGCGAGCAACATGCAACGCCTGCTTGGCGGGGAGCGGTGGA